ATGGCAAGGCGGCTGAGGAAGGTATGAACGCTCTTGTCGAGGCCGAAGGCACGCTTGCGCAGGCGCAACAGGAACGGGAATCAGTACAAAAAGAAATAGAAGCGTTGCAGGAAGCCTATAATCAGGCGGTAAGCGATGCAGAGAGCAAGACAACCGCATATGGGAATGCTTCATCAAAAGTGACTGCTGAAGTCATTGAGACAGGAAATGCACTACAGCAGGCAAAGGAAAAACAGGAAGAAGTGAATGCGGCTGTTGATGCCGCTCAAAAAGCAGTTGACGAAGCGAACGGGAAGGTCTCGACATACATCGAGAAACAGCAGGAGCTCGCAAACGCTCACGGCACTGCGAAGGATGCTTCGAACGAGATGAAAGATGCGACTAATGACCTCGCGGAAGCTACGGAGGCATCAATATCCGTCGCAGGACAGGAGAGGGAAGCATTTGAGAACCTCGACAGCTCCATGCAGGAAGTCGCGACCAATGTCGCGGAATCCGTAAATCAGATCAAAGAGTCTGTGCAGGACTCAATCGAGAGCCAGATGAATATGTTCGAGGAATTCAATGCCGGGACGGAATTGTCTACCCAGCAGATGCTCGAAAATATGCAGTCTCAGGTCGATGGCGTCACACAGTGGGAGCAGAACCTCGCAGAGCTTGCAGAGAAGGGCATCAATCAAGATCTTCTTCAGCATCTCGCGGAGATGGGACCGCAGGGCGCAGGATATGTAAACACATTTAACTCGATGACATCTGAAGAGCTCGCTCAGGCAAACGACCTCTGGAATCAGAGCCTTGATATTCAGGGATTCACGAACGAGGCAGGAAACCAGCTGATTGAAGCGGTCGGAACAGTGGCTGCCGGCGGACAAGAGCAGTTCCAGGCTCTCGGGGAGCAGCTGAACGCAGCGACGAATGAGGCGGGAAATTACACAGTGCAGGGGCTTGTCGACGGAATCAATAATGCAGCTGATCAGGCGGGACAGGCCGGAGAACAGCTCGGAACAAAGACAATTGACGGAACGAACAAAGGCCTCGGCGTTGCATCACCCTCGACCAAGACAAAGCAGTCAGGCATGAATGTCGGCATGGGACTGCAGCTCGGCATTACGGCATCAATCCCGATGGTACAGACTGCGGCGAACCTCATGGGAACACGTACGATTGACACGATCAATCGACAGCTCGGCACTTCAGGAGCCGCGTCGACAAAGACAAGGACAGCAGGCGTGAATGTTGCCACGGGCCTTGCCAACGGGCTTAGAGCGGGAATACCGAGCGTACAGAGCGCAGCGCAGACACTTGCGCAGGCCGCAAATGTCGCGTCACACACGGCGGGTCATGCGAGTTCAGCGTATTCGTCAGGATACAACATTTCGATTGGTCTTGCGAACGGCATAAGCGCCGGCAGGTCAGCAGTCATCAATGCGGCGATAAGCGTCGCGAGCGCCGCAATCACAGCAGCGAATCAGACATTGCAGGTAAAATCTCCGTCACGAGTGTTCAGGCGCATCGGTGAGTATGTCGATGAAGGCTTTGTGATGGGTATCGAGAGCGGATCCGGTCTTGTGAAGTCAGCGGTAGACAGAGCGTTCAGCTTTGAGAATCCGGCAAGCATCAGGACTTCCCAGGCGGGATACGCGAATGCCGGCGGAAACTACAATATGCTTGTAGCGGCATTTACGGAAGCGCTCAGAAATGTGGATCTGAATATTAACTACAATCAGCGCGAATTTGCTCGCGTCATAGCGGCAGCGGGAGGCTGATACATGGCTCAGTTAGTAAGATATGTGAACAGCAAGGGAAGGTCGATGGACCTGTCCTCTAATTTTAACGTCAGGATCAAAAAGAAAACGGCGGGATTTTATAACTATGAATATACGCCGGATGTCACACAACTCGCGATGGGCGTTCGCGTGAACCGCTTCACAAAGGGCGCGGCGCAGTACGAGATGACAATCGACTTCAGCGGGTCAAGGGAAGAGAGGGCGGACAACTTACAGGCCTTCTTTGAGATGGCAGACTATGATGTGGCCATGAACAAGCCGGGGCGGCTCTACGTCGGGGACCAGTACGCAGATGGATTTATCGTAAAGTCGGAGGTCGAAAGATACGATGATAGATACAGGACGATCGGGAAGAAGTGTACCTTCTATTTACCGCATCCGTACTGGATCGAGGATAAAACGATTAAATACAAAGCTATAGACGGACAGACGGGAGGCGGCATCGAATTCCCGATCGGCTTCCCGTTCGACCTGGGAAGGACTTCGAGCGGGAAGAGCACGGTCAATAATACGCACTATATCCCAACGAGCTTCCTACTGACGTTTTACGGGCCTTGCGTCAATCCGCTGATAACAATCGGCGGGAACGTGTATAAGGTCAATACGACGGTGGCAAGTGGAGAATATCTGGAGATTGACTCGATAAATAAGACGGTCAGGCGTAAGACATCATCAGGGTTCGCGAACGAGTACAATAACCGGGAAAAATCTCAGAGCATCTTTGAACCGATCCAGCCGGGAGTGAACACGCTCATCTGGTCAGGTGCGTTCAGCTTCGACCTGACGCTGCATCAGGAGAGGAGTGAGCTCAAATGGACATGACCATACAGCTGGCGAGCTCATCCGGCGCGGAGATCCGGGAGATAACAGATAACTTCGATGTGGAATTGTCCGCATCGAAGAGGGATTTCGAACTGACAGTTCCTTACTCATCCTGGGACGGGACGATCACCTATGACTGCCGGATATATATCCCGGATACAGAGTTCGGCGGGATCGTCAAAGAGATCGAATCCGACACGAACAATAAAGCCATCTACGTGCGGGGATATACCTGGCGCGGACAGATGGGGAAGAAGGTCATCGAGCCGCCATCAGGTCAGGATTACAAGATCATATCCGGGGAGCTCAATGAGTGTATCGCTTCGATTGTCGGGAACAACTTCGGGACGCTCTTTATCGTGTCGGATGAAGACACGGGAGTAAGTGTGACGAATTTTCAGTTCGACCGATACTGCACAATGCACGATGGACTCATGGACATGCTGAGGACAAAGGGATACCGTCTGGACATCGCCTACAAGCAGACGCAGGCCGGCGGATATGTGAGCGTCTCGGCGGCTGAGATTAAGGACTACTCGGAAGAAATAGAGATGTCCTCGGACGGCCGTATGAACTTCAAGGCGTGCGATAATCGGCGGGGAACAAACCATCTGATATGTCTCGGCAAAGGAGATCTGAAGGACCGGACCGTCGTGCATTTGTACGCTGACGGGAGCGGGAACATAAGTCAGACCAAGCACTACTCAGGTGTTGAGGAGTTCGCTGAAGTGTACGATTCGAATAACTCTGAACAGGCCGACCTGATCAAAAACGGAACCAAGAAGCTGAAGGACATCATGAACAGCAAGAGCTTCAACGCCTATGCGGGTGATGCGCTGGAAGATTCGGATATAGCTATCGGGGATATCATCGGCGGCAGGGACTACATCACCGGGCAGCAGGTGTCAAAACCGATCGCGAAGAAAATCCTGCGGGTGATCGCAGGAAAAACAACAGTCGAATATGAGTTAGAAGGAGAGACGTAATGGAAATTATCACAGGATATACCGGGCAGAGTCACATCGAGGCCGGTGACGTGCAGGCGCTCCTGCGGGGGATCATGGGCAAAGGGCTTTATTTGCTCAACTCATGCGAGTGTTTCGAACCGGAGATTCTTGACGCGAACACAATAAAAATTAACTCCGGTGACTGCATTTTCCAGGGGGTGCACTGCAGGATCCCTTACGGAGAGTACGACACGGTAACAATCGCAAACGGCTCCGGAGACTATGACAGGACCGATGTGATCGCCCTGAGGTACGAAAAAGACGCAGAAACGGATGAGGAAAGTGTGAGCTGGGCGTATTACCAGGGTGGATCCGACGGAGAGCCGCCGGCAGTTACGGAAGGAAACATCGAAGAGGGAGCGCTCGTCGCGGAGGTAGTAATGTTCACGATCCTCTTTGACCGGATGACGCCTGAGAGCGTCGGAGGACCGGGACTGACGGAAACACTGCCTGAAATACAGGCGATGGCGTATGGAGCAGCTGGCGCGGTCCAGAACAAGGCAAACACGAATGATGTTGTGTATAAACCTAACGATACGGTAACACTTTACTATGAGCCTGTATGCGGAGAAATTTATAGTAACAAGAAGACGCTGAGGTATTTCGTGCCCTTCTCCAGGCCGCTCAAGGGAGTGACTAAGGTCGCGATCACTGCGGGAAACTATCAGGTGAAAGCTAACAATGCCGTTATCGTGAACGCGACAGCGCTTGTGAGCGCGACGAAGACCGTAACGCTTCACCCGAACGGGATTACAGTAGAAATCACGAAATCGAGCGGTTTTGCCGGCTCGGCAAACGCGGTGTGCGCGGTGTCGGGATATATGACAGTAAAATTCTCAGCATAAGTGAGGGCAGATCATGAACATAATGAATTTGTATGTATACGAGAATCGAAGCATGAGCAATGACCTCTCGAGGCCGCTCATGCTTGAGAATCTCAATGTGGACACAGTAAAGGTCCATATCCCGAAAGAAATCGACGGGACTGACATGGGAACATGGGCGTGGTGGTTCGTGTATCTCAATGCCAAAAAAGAAAAATACTCAATCCCGATGACACTGGAGCTGACAACGACTGACGAAGGAGAAGAGGAGTATACTTCGGACGTGACGATGAATCACGGCATTACGGGCAAACATGGTCAGGTCTCCTATGCAATTGAAGCAATACAGGCAGATGGATCCGGAACAATTACGGGTGAGTGGCACACAAAGACGTGCAAAGAAGAGATAGTGTACACGCTCCAGGGGAATCAGACGCAGTACGATGAGAGCGAGTCGGATATCATCTCCGCGCTGATCAGCCGCGTCAATGAGCTCATCCAGAGCGGGGCGGAGATCGCTGAGATCGCGGCAACGATCGAGGCCGCAGCGGGGACGGCACAGGAAGTCATTGACTCCATCCCGGCGGACTACAGTGAGCTGAGTGCGCAGGTGGATACCAATACCGAGGACATAAGTGGATTAAAGGCTGATTTAGATTCCTATATACCGATTAAGCCGAGTACTGCCGTAAGGTCTTTTGATATGCTTCCAGACAGTAACCGTATCGGTGAACACACATCCAATGGAATAACTTTTACTGTTAGCGATGACGGAAAAACTGTAGAAGCCACTGGAACGTCTACAGCGCCAGCTTCGGCATTATTTAGCATACAGATATTAAAAGGCAGTTCGTCTGTTTTTCCTAACGATTTCAAGCGGGGAAAAACCTATACAATGAGATTTGAAACATCTGATAGCGGTATTTATGCAAATGTATGGTGTAAGAAAGCCGATGGAACAACCACAGTCATAAATAGTAACTCGGGCGAGCTTACATTCTCAGTTCCGACAGATGCAACGGCGTTAGCTGTCCGTGTGCTTGTTTATAGACTAACAACCGTGGACGGTGCGCTTACGGACATAAGCTACGAGGAAGTTATAACGCACACTTTATCCCCGAGTGGAAATGTGGCAGATAGAACGAATGAAATTCTGGCAAGGCTTGTAGCGTTTGGCTACTGCAAACTTGAGCCGGGCATTTTCTATGTTGAAAATCTTCAAATGCCTGAAAATTGCACACTTGAAGGATGTGGGAAAAATACTATTGTCAGACTTTCTGCTGATTCTGATGCGAAATATGCCATTGCCACCAATACAGAAACAAGCATATTTGGTATGTGTATCGAAGGAACAACCGAAGATATTATACTGGAAGATAATATCAACATCGAAAGATACGGTATCTATCATGTAGCAAACTACGGGTATGGTAGTGGTGACTTAACTACAAAATTGCATGTTCAGCTCGGGGATTTAACTATTCGCAGATTTAGCGGTGCGGGCGTCTATCAATATCATACCGGAACGCCTGTGGACAGTGGTCTTGTAGTCACGAATTGTCGGATTCGTAATTGCAACATTGGCATTTATATTAAATCCAGTTCTGAGTATTGCAAGTATGTGGGAGTTGATATAACATCATGTTACTATGGATTTTTTAATCAAGGTTCATCAAACATATTTGATAGTGGCTCGATTTCAAGATGCTATGTAGGATTTAAGTTGGTCAATTATGGTGCTGAAATTACAGATAATATCGGACACAATATTATCTCAAACACAACGCTTAATCACTTTTTTGGAAGTGACGGGACAGCAAATACTGGAATATGTATCGATATGACAACTGCATTTTCTGTCACTTTCGAGGGATGCAACATGGCATTTGGTAGCATCAACTTAACAAGCTGTCAGGGCATAATATTTAGCTCAGTTCAGTTTGGGAATAGGATTCCGGTCAATGTCAGCGGTGGAAAAACAATTTTGTTCATCGGATGTATAACACGTGTTTCCGGTGAACCTGAATTTACTATAACAGGCGCACCGATAATAGCAAGTCACGGTAATTATAGCCGTACGGGTGACCCGTGGGAACAGAACACGTAAGTCAACTAAACGCCCATTTAGATTCCTAAAAACAGAAAAGGAGATAGCACATGAATTTAGCATTTGCAACATATCTT